GCGACATCAGATAGAGTTCCTGTCTTTAAAGGTCGGGGTTTAGCAAGAAAAGTTTTAAGATCTTCATCATTTAAACCAGAAGAGTATCCTATCAGGCCATTTTCAAGCGTCTTCATTTCAAAAGTAACTGGAGCTTCTTGTGCACTAAAACTGGTGGAACCATCTGTTGTATTATTTGTATTTTTATAAGTAGAGTCAGCACGTGTAATAGTTCATCAATGTGGTCACGTAGCCACACCGACTAGATGGGGTGCTCTGGATATTGTGGGGCTGCCACACTCCATCCTGAGCGGTAAGGGTAAATACCCAAGAGTAGTTTTTCCTGTCCAGCTTGACTTTAAGAAACCCATCTTTGGTATAGGTCAAGCCGCGTATATATAAACTTTCAACGCCAATAACTAACATGCGATTTTATGTTAGTCTCGGATATTCTGTTAGAGCTTTTAACAGAAGCAGTTTAACGTCATGCAGACGTTGTCACCTATAATGGTGACACAATGGTAAAATCTAAACTAAGACACTTTTCTTGCAAAGTCAAGTAAACACTTTTATCAGATTTTAAAAGAAACGGTGAAAGCTTCAACATAGTGGAATCACGCCTAAGCAAATCAAGCAGCCAAACCCCATATTTTAAAAAGATTTCATAAGGATGCTGACTCAGTTCTAAAATACGGGTATAATATTTAAGATACCGCTCGCCATCATCTTCACCAATACGGCGATAATAAAGAGTTTTGGTAATAGACGTGATATCTAAGGGTGCAAAAACATAAGACTCTTCAACCCTAAAAGATCGTTTAAGAAAAGTACACTCAGAAATGGGTTTCCAAGTGTATAATTTGCCATCCTTAGTATCAGAACCATAATTCAATCCGAAACGTTGCAAAGCAACAGAACAATTAACCAAGTTGAAATCAGGATGGTTAGTAACAAAAATATTATCATCGCCATAAATGCAGAAATCAGCAATATCAAAGAGACTTCTGTTGGTAAGCTCTCTTGCGCAATAAGCAAAAAGCAGCAAGTTGAACATGCTGTTATTATCAGCTGTACACGCGTGCCCACTGGAATTATTACCGAGCCAATAGTAAGTACCATCCATACCTATGTGTAAAGAATTATATACCTCGGCGTGGAGCACACGTCTA